GTAAATACTACTGGTGCCGACTATACGGATAGGTCAGTTCAAAAAGAATATGAACGGATAGACTTCTACGGTTATCTTGTTCATATCGTCCAAAGGCTGATGAACCCCAAAGCCGGAGGAAAACGGAAAGGCATTTTGGTATTTACCCGCTTCTTGAAAGAAGCGGAACGGCTTACATGGTCTATACCCGAAATCGCAATTGTTTCGGGTGATACTCCTAAGAAAGAACGCGAACATATTCTTGAAGCGTTCAAAGCTGGTGAAATTCCGGTAGTGGCGAATGTGGGTGTACTTACGACCGGCTTTGACTATCCTGAACTTGATACGGTCGTTATGGCACGTCCTACAATGTCTTTAGCTATGTGGTATCAGATAGTCGGTCGGGCTATCCGTCCGCATCCCTCTAAGGAATGTGGGTGGATTGTTGACCTCTGTGGAAATATCAAGCGTTTCGGGGAGGTGTCAGACTTGCGATTGCACGACAGTGGCAACGGTAAATGGGCTGTATTTTCTAACGGAAGGCAATTAACTAACGTGAGATTTTAAGATATGAGTTTTAAACCTAAATAATATGGCTGGCAGACCTACAAAACAGGGAATAGATTACTTTCCTTTGGATGTAGGTTTCTTTTCGGACGTGAAGGTCAGGAAAATCGCAAGGGCTTGTGGCCCACAATCGACTTCCATACTTATTTGCCTGCTGTGTAATATCTACAAGGATGAAGGGTATTACATTTTGTGGGACGAAGATTTGCCTTTTGTTATTGCTGACACTGTTGGGGTTTCCGAGGGCGCAGTAAAAGAAGTATTGACTAAGGCCGTACAGGTTGGATTCTTTGACGCGGAAATGTTCTCCGTGCATAGAGTGCTGACATCGGCCGGAATACAAAGGCGATTTTTACTTGCCACATATCAAAGAAAAGAAACTGAAATTATCCCTGAATATATGATTAATTGCACAAATAATCCGATTAATCATGCAAATAATTCAATTAATACTGTTGATAATAGACAAAGTAAAGTAAAAGTAAAAAGAAAGAAAACTAAAGAAACCTCTACTAGCGTAGAGGCAAAGAAAGTCGAGCAAGCGAAGAAACTTGCCGCGGCTAAAGCCGCTACACTCAAACGAAGAGATGCTTTCTATCAGTCTTTAGTTCCGTATGTCGAAAGATACGGGAAAGAGATGATACGTGCTTTCTTCGACTATTGGTCTGAACTGAATAAGTCAGAAACTAAAATGAAATTTGAAACTAATCAAACATGGGAGGTTGCTAAACGACTTGCCACGTGGGCTAACAGGGAAAAATTTAATGGAAAATCAAGTAATTCAATACAATCCACAGGAACTTATACCACCGGAAGAGTTGCCCAAGACAAGGCAGCAAGCCGTCAATCTCTTGAAGACCTCGCCGATGCTATATTGGGACAGCATTAGGCCGAGAACAGTTCTTGATGTATTCAATGCTCCACAGGTTTCGATAACAGATATATCAAAAGAATTTGGAGAAATAAAATTGCAAGCCTTGATGGTGAAATGGATGAATAGCTTTCTTCGGTTTTATTCAGTGAATGGGGCGATGGACGCAATACAGGTTGCTGATACTATAAATCTAATCATTGAAACTTATCCACACTACACACAAGATGATTTTAAATTATTTTTCAATATGGCTAAAAAAGGAATGTTTGGGCAAATATTCGGCCGTATGGATGGAGAGGTTATTATGAATTGGCTAACAAAATATGATATTCACCGTGATACTGTTGGTTCTGCAGAAAGTATTAAGGAGGCTGATAAATTTAAACCTTTATCTCAAGCACAAGTTAACAGTGGGATCTATTATTCCGAATACCTTGAGATCAAGCGGCGTGCTGATGCCGGAGATAAAGAAGCCAAGAAAATGTTGATGCCACCATGAGAATAACCGTTTACTGGGTAACAAGAAATCCGGATGTTATCGTAAGAATCCGGAAAAAGTTCAATATCCCAAGTTATACTTCCGTGAACTACGAAACAGAATGTGAAATCAAGGATGAAGACTTTTCACTGTTAGAAGAAACAGAACGAAGGGGATTTATTCAAATTAGAAATAAGAATACACGATTATGCAAGGAACAGACAAACTGAATACGATAACCAACATCGTATTTGTCCTCACGGACGTTTTAGAAACCAACCTTCTAGAAATGCAGCAGCAATATAAGAAAGAAGGCTTTGAACTCAGACACGATTCAAAAAGAAACTTCAACACAGCCATAGCCGCGATAAAGAGATTGAAAAGTGATGTGAATCATTGCAGCGAATCCACTCAGGAAAACTTCGGCAATGATTCT